CCAATTATCTGTTCGTAACTTTAGTCATATTTATATTCAACAATAACATAGTTATATGACCGATTATAATCGTACCCCTGAGGCACAAGAGACGTTCAAAGAAAAACGCAAGCCAAAGGGACCCATTAAGTTCAAGTTATCGCTTAATGAAGAGCAAAAACAAGCAAAGGAACTTATTTTATCTAAACCTGTTACACTTATTGAAGGAAAAGCAGGATCTGGTAAAACAACATTAGCTAGCCAAATTGCGCTGGATCTATTGTTTCGTCGAGAGATAGAACAGGTATTGATTGCTAGACCATTCGTTACTGCTGGAGAAGACATAGGATTTTTACCTGGTGGAGTTGACCAAAAACTAGAGTATCTAACCTTCCCCATCTATGATCTGATGAACACAATGACTGGTGACCCAGACAAGATCGCAAAAATCCAAAGCGAAAACAAAATCAAAGTTATGCCAATAGGGTTTCTTCGTGGACACACATTTACGGATAGTATGATCATTATAGATGAGGCACAGAACCTAACCAAAAAACAAACAGAACTTATTTTGGGCCGATTAGGCAACACATCCAGAATAGTGTTTTGCGGAGACAAACCACAATGTGACTTAAAAAACAAACTTGATTCAGGTATCAACCTGTTGTATGATTTATCCAAAAACATACCAAATGTAGGGTATGTTAAATTATTACAAAATCATAGACATCCGATAGTAGACGAGATACTAAGCTATATCAAGGAAAACGGATTGTAATTTTTCCACTGGATTTTCATCCCATTTTATTATTAATAGTGGGATGGAATTCTCCAGGCAATAATTTATCTTTATCTGATCTCGTTTTTGTGTTAATTCGAATTCTTGCTTTCCCCCAAACTTAGAAGACGCATAGTAATGTTGTTTCCCATTATATTCAATGCATATGTTGTATGTAGGAACATAGTAATCAAATTTTAGTTCCCTATTAAGCATACACCCCTTAAACTTCATTTGAGGAATATACTCTATCCCATTCTTATCCAACCACTCACCTACAAACTTTTCCCCTTTAGACTTATAACCATCACAATCACCACACCCATTCCCCTTCATTAGCGATTGGTATGATTTAGAAAAAGACCCATGGGTAGGACATATTATAGTAATGTATGATCTATTATTTGTATATTTACTTAGGTCATACGTGTATTTTGTATCACCAAATATATTATTTAATCTACTTATTACTTCCTCCTTCCCCTTTACCATATTGCTGCTTAATTTATCCCTTTTACATTTAGGGCATCCTTGACCAGATATATGGTTATTTGGTTGTTGTTGAAATTCACCATGTTCTGGGCAAATTATGGCAACTTTAGTTTTATTGTTTATATAATTTACTAAACCATAATTATATCTGTTATTATGTATTTTATTAGCTTTCTCTGCAAACACTACCTTGTCCATCTTCCTATTCCCCCCACACCCAGGACATCCATTCCCATTTAAGTGATCGGCGGCATTTTGTAAAAACATACCATGTGTAATACACAATATTGATACTTTACTATCTAATTTACTATATGTTACATTTGTATAATCATATCGGTTTCCATGTATTTTGATTGCACGCTCAATAAATACTTCTGTGTTTATTTTATTCCTCCCCATATTGTCGAATTAAATTGATTCCTTGTATGTTTATTATAAATATGGTGTAATTAAAAAAATATACTAATTGTTATAACTGAGCCCATTTTATTTCATATGTATAATCAAATTATACTGTCATGAACATACCCATATATCCCGGAAGCTCATCGTTTGCTGCTGGTGAAACACCATTTGGTTTTTACGATACCGATACTCAATTCCAATCTGACGCTGACAAATTCACCACATTTGCCGCTAGACGCTTGGGTTACCCTATAGTGGAAATCGAATTACAAGACTTAAACTTCTACGCAGCATTTGAAGAAGCCATCACCACGTATGGAAACGAACTATATGCATTCCAAGTAGCAGAAAACCTACTTACCTTTCAGGGTGCACCCACAACTATACCAGCACCAAACAACCAATTGATTCAACCAAACATGGCATCCACGGTTCGTTTATCTCACCAATACGGAACAGAAGCAGGTGTGGGTGGTACAGTACAATACTATACAGGTTCATTTGATATAGTACCTGGAAGACAGGTATATGATTTAAACGATTGGGCTGTATCGCAATCCATATCATCATCAATTGAGGTTAGACGTGTATTCTACGAGGCATCACCTGCCATTACTCGATACTTTGACCCATATGCTGGAACCGGTGTGGGTATGATGCAGATGTTAGACAGTTTTGGATGGGGTTCATATTCACCAGCAATCAACTTCATGTTGATGCCTGTAAACTACGATTTGCAGAAAATACAAGCAATCGAATTCAATGACCAGATCCGTAAATCGCAATACACATTCGAATTGGTAAACAACCAATTGCGTTTATTCCCTATACCAACGGGTGGTGTAGCTAAAATGTGGTTCCATTACCTATTGACAGACGAGCGAAACTACCCATACGCGGATACAAACGGACAATCTGTAATCACTAACCCATCAAACGTACCATATGTTAACCCAACATATACTAAAATCAATTCAATTGGTAGACAATGGATATTCGAATATGGTTTATCGTTGGTAAAAGAAATACTTGGGTACGTGCGTGGAAAATACACGAGCATTCCTATCCCGGGTGCTGAGGTGACGTTGAATCAGAACGATTTAATTACCGCGGCTACTGCTGAAAAAAACGCACTCATTGAGCGCTTGAGAGGATATTTCGACACTACATCACGCAAAGCGTTATTGGAAAACAAAGCACTCGAGGCAAAATCACAAAACGACACATTGGGTCAGGTACCCATGAACATTTACGTAGGATAGTATGGCATTATTTGGATCATCTCGCGACATTTCATTATTCAGACACCTCAACCGTGAGTTGTTATGGGATGTTGTTACACAACAATGTGCCGTATACAAACTAAAGTTGGGCGACACTAAATTCAACATATACGGGGAAGCATCCGGCGAAAAGTACTACTATGACCCAGTACTAGTAAACGTGTTACTTGAACGTGGTGCCAAATCACAACCATCTAGCGAGATGGGAGTTGATTTTGCTCGCGATATGGTATTCCGTTTCCTACGCGATGATTTAGTTGATGCTAATTTAGTGGTAGAGATAGGCGATATAGTACTATACCAAGAAAGCTATTTCGAGGTGGGTACTGTAAACGACAACCAATTAATAGTTGGAAAAGATCCGGCATATCCAAACAACACAAACCCACTCAACCCTGGATTGGAAGGATTTGGCTCCAATTGGTCCATCATATGTAATGCTTTCTATGTCCCAGCAGACAAAGTTGGCATTAGCAAAGAAAGAATATAGTAAAATATGGCAGAAGCACCATCATCATCACCACTGAGACAATTCAACCAGTTTCGTAGTAGAGCAATGTCCATTAGTTATACAAACGATGTATCTAATGCAATATACAATACAATAACGGCGGTATCTTCATCTGTAGTAGATACTGTAGCCACTGTTTCATCATCCATTATGGATAGAGTGGTAACCAACTATGTTGAACTATCAACAGACATATCATCATCCAATGTAACCATATCATCGTCCATTTCCGATTTCACTCAAACAATGGAATCGCAAAGCAATATGTTGGAGACGGTAGTGGATTTAGCATTATCAACCACCAAATCAACCAACATACAAGTATACAAAGAAGTACCAATCGGTTTTATCGATGGTACCAATGCTATATTTGAGCTACGCAATGAACCCGCTATGGGCTCAGAACACCTATACTTAAACGGTATACTAGTGGAGGATGGACCATATTCAGATTATACCATATCCGGTTCCGTAATCACATTCTGTGAGCCATTATTGGCTGGTATGAAACTACATTGTACCTACTACTATGCTGCAACAACCATAGTGCGTTTATTTGCAGACAAAGAACAGCCATATGGTGCTGTTGATGGTACAAACATATCATTTGCGTTAGCACACGAACCTATACTCGGCTCAGAACACGTTTACTTAAACGGTATACTACAAGAAAGTAGCGGAGAAGACTACAGCATGGAAACAAACACCATTTATTTCACTGTAGCACCAGAAAGTGGATCCCGTTTGAGATGCACGTACTACTATGAAGTGTAGAAAAAGGTAGAGCAACGCATCGTTTTGCTCTTTTCCACATACGTATAATAAGACAAATATGTAAACCAAGATATTCCCAAAACATGGAGAACAACGCCCTATATTTAACATCAGATTTATATTTAACAGCCTATTTAAAGGTAAAAGGACACAAGTGTACAGTGGAGAAAAACAAAACAAAATCCACATTCATTTTCAATTCAGCACCTGATTTATTATCACATGTAGATGAGTATTTAACGGAAACTGGTTCGTGCGAACCGTTGGCATATACCAATGCCATAAAGAACTTGAAAAACTTGTTATTTAACAGGTAATTCCGGTTCATGTAACCTATTTATTTAACCGTTTAAATTATTTGAACATGTCATTGACTAAAATTGTATTAAACAAACAGTCCGACTTAGTATTAAACAACGCGGTGATTACTTCACCTACAGGGATCGTA